TACCTCATTTAAAGCACCGCCTAAAGCTCCAGCCGAAGGATTGTTTTCATGAGCAGAGTCCCCTAAAGCTAAAAAGTTAGGTGAAAAATTAGCCGAAAAAGTGCCAGCAGAAGTATCTCCTGTTAGCTTTGAGCTATTCCAGTACCAATTATAAGCAGCACTGGCTGAAGCTGATGCATCGAATGTGACTGTAATCAAGGAAAAGCCATCTTCATTAACACTACCTCTCTGAGAAGCTATCCAGCCATCTGTATTATTAGTAACTCCAGCTCCAGATTGATTAAGACTAACCAAGGAGTCACGAGTTGAATCGCTTGATTTTATTCTCATTCTAAGGTTATTCGTAGACTGTATGTAAGCAATAACCAAAAAGTTATCTGAGCTGCTTTGAGCTGCTGATAAACCAATAAACTTTTGACTTTTTTTAGACGTTGAATCTATTCTTACCCAAAAAGAAAACGAAAGGTCTTGAGAGGTTAAGTCACTCCATATAACAGGAGTGTTGGCAGTTCCGCTAATATAATCATTAACACCGTCACCAGTCCACCAGTTGCCATCAGAGGCTACTGGAGTGTAGCTCACGTAAGAGCTTTTTTCTACACCTAACCCTAATCCGTTCATTATCTATCTTGTGCTTGACGGTACACTAAAACTCGACCAGAACTTACAGTTACGCTTGAGAATTTACCATAAATAGTAACACCTGCTGGAATAGAAACAGATGATAAATCATCTCCCCCATCCGAAACAACTGAAATGCTCGCTGTAGCGAGAACAGTGATAGCAATGTAGGTGTGAGCGTTTATTGTTCCAGTAGTAACATAGTCAAACCCACTCTGACCAAATGCCTGTAGGTTTGCGTTGTAGTTGTGAACTAATTTATTTGCTGCCATTTTTTATTTCTTTTTACAAAGGTAGTAAATTACTAGTTATCAAGAAGTTAGCATGTCTACCAAATCGTCTCCCTCATCTTGTAGTTCTCCACGCTTTCCTTGACGTTGAGAAATCATTTTGGATTGTTCAACAGCTTGTTTCTTAACTCGCTTGTCTTTAGCTTCTTCTTTATTGTCCTCCATTTGTTGTCTAAAAGCCATGTCTTGTTGCTTCATCCCCATTTGAGATTGAGATTTAGCGCCTTCAATTTGACCTTTTAACTGGTATTCTAATTGCAGCAACTGAGCCTTTGCTTGTGCATCTGCTTGTATCTCTGCAATCTTAGCTTGACTTTGCATTTGAATCTCCTGCATTTTTCCTTGGCTTGCTGCCTGTGCAGTTTGTTGATTCATCTGAGCTTGCATCTGAGAGTTTTGCTGCGCTCTTTGCTGCATCATACTCATACGCTTCTTGCGTCTGACGATAAGCAATCGCTCTGCTTGGTCAATGTCTTTTAATTGACGGATTGCCATTGCATCTTCTAGGTCTATTTCTTTTTGACTTAGGGCTACTTGAATATTTTGTTCCAGATAAGCTTTTTCTGTCTCATCCATTTCCATTTGAATCTTGATACCAAAATTGTACATCGGTAAATCACCAAATGAAGAAAGAACATCCATATTTGTTTTGCCAATAGCTCTTTCGTAAGCTTGGAAGATAACAGACTTAGGAGGCAGAATCTGAAGACATTTTACGATGTCTTCACAAACCCTAGTATATAGATAAATAGAAGCATTTGTTATATCGTAGATAGCGTTATTACCAGCGGCTACCGCTTGTTGGCGTACGCCTACTAACTGTTCTCCTTTTGGAGAAGTGCCATCCATTACTTCATTAATACCTGTTGTATCACGGATAAGACGGAGATTATGGTTATAGATACCGATAAGCTCATTGATATTCCTAATGCTATTGTCCAGAGACCTAATTGGAGGGTTCTGGAATCCACCTTCTGGATTCTTCGAGCGATAGTAGAATACACCTGTTTGTTCATAGATGTCTTGTATATCTAATGGTTGTAGTTCACCGCCTTTACCTAGCTGTACATTCTCCAATCCCTCAATGTCTACAATCAATCCATCTGGCTTAGCCTTAGCGATAGACTGCTGTAATTTTAAGTGAGAAAGTTGCAACTGGTCTGCAAAACCAATGACTGAGCCTACGAGAGACTTAGGCATCATTCTTCGCAAGTTTGTTGACACAACAGAGTAAGACAATCTAGCCTTACTTAGGTCGTGTACGTTTTTAGGTATATTTCTTTTTTGACCGTAGTCAAACATATAGTTACATCCGATAACGTAGCTACCACCATACACTGTTTGTATACTCATTGCTCTCGGCTCACGAGCGTAAACAGATTCTTTAGGTGGTGTGTATTCAAATCCTTTGTAGTAGAAGCTATCGTTCCCAAAACGAGATTGCTTCGCTTCAAACATCATGTCGTCAGTAGATAAGAATTCAAAGTCCATCACCTCAACAATAAACTCATCGTATCCGTAGGTTGTACGGTCTAGAGTTTCATCGTAGTATTTATAGCTTAGTTTATCGGCTCGGTTTTGGTATTTGTTTTTTACGCTCTGCCCTATTTTTTCATATTGCTCTTCAGTAAGCTCATCACCAGCGATACGCTTAAGTTCTGAGATGCTGATTTTCTTGACGTGTCCTGCATAGATGAGGTCACTAAACGTAGGGTCTTCGGTGTAGCTATGGAAGAAGTGCGCTGGGTCAATGTAATCTTCTTTGATTCCATAGTTAGGGTCGTTACTCCTTTTAATTACAGCCATACCGCAGGTTACCAAATCAGTAACCGCACGTCTGTACACACGCTGGTCAAAATCGTTCCACTCAAGGGTCATACTTGTTCCTACTTGAGATGCGATTTCTGCCGCTGTCTTGATATTCACATCCATGAATATTTCAGCTTCTTCAGGTGTTTCTGGTATAGAACTTAAATCTGTTTTAATGTCTACACCTTGCTGCTCTAATTGAGAAAGGAGTTCTTTATTTTTTACCTCAAACATTTTCTCTGCTCTCTTCTGGTCTTTTTCAGACTGAGATAGAGGGTCAATAGCTTTTACGTTTGGATAAGGTTTTCTAGAAAGAATGTTGTTTACTACAATCTTAACAAACTTGGGGACGATAGGCACTGGAGACCAATCAAGGTTTAGCAACGTACCGTCCCCACTGTTTGGGTCGAGAGAGTTTAATATCTGCTTGTATATTGAAGTATCTTGCGTACCGTTTGCATAGTCACGGTTTGTCTCAAAGTCCTTCATACGTCTTCGGAAGAGACTACGCTCATCGTCAGAGTTGCCCCATTGTTTTTCAATGGCTTTGGCAAATTTTATTCCATATGATTTAGAGGACTTTTGTCCATGAGGGGCAAATGGGTCTGGAAAATTACCGTACTTCCCTTGTTCGTTATCTTTGTTGTACATATAGCCTTTCGCAAAATACTTCCTCGCAAATATACGAAATTAAAGCTCTGTCTATCAGCGTCTTATTTCCTTAGTATATCTACGGAAAAACTGCTTGTCATCGAATTGCGACTCTTTTTTCTTGACCTTTGTTTTTTGCGCCCCTAATAACGCAAGGCCGCTCGATATTGTTAAATCATATTTTGTACGATTGTCAATCTTGTAGCCAATCCAGTCTTCTAGCGTTCTTTGAAAGTACATTTTTCCCATTTCGCCAGTTTCCGAGTTAATACCTACGTGTTCTTCAACATATGCCTCAATTGCTTGAGCATGAGACTGAATAACATCTACAGAGTTAGAGGGAATACCACGAGTTTTAGTATTTACAGCGTTAGGAGTCTTAAGATGGTCTGGTCTTTTCATTACATACTCTTCGTATCCTCTTGATTCAAAATATCTAACGATTCCGTACTTGTTGTTTTCTATTAGAAGTGGATATCCAAAGAAAACAGCGGCCATCAATATGTCTTCGTAAAATATTCTAGCCAAGGGAGGTCTAGAGGCGTATTCTGCGACAAACATATTAGCAGGAGCGCCCATGCTAAACTTGTTATACATATGACAAGCTCCCTTCGACCCTCTATTATCAGTTGTAGAGTCCAAATCATAGCTATCGACTCCACCTACACCTATGTGGTCATTCGCTGGGTGCTTTTTACCGTGTTTGATTACAGATTTGTTTCTGTTTTCTGGCTTTGGCATCCAACTTATAAACCATCTACCTTGAGGGTTAGGACTAAACACAACTTCGCTATCGTTTACAGCATCTTTCCAAGAAAAATTACCTTGAACAACAGGATTAGGATACAGCTCTTCGTTGTATTCTATTTGTTCGTATATCTTACCAATGTTAAACGTAGAACCTTCAATACTATCCCTCATTGCTTCATCAACAGTAAAGGGGAACTGACGAACATATTCGTTAAGTTCCCTCGCATCGCCTTTTAAAGCATCTCTCTCGTTCTTTAAGTAAGTCTTTGCACCTATGTCTACAAAATCC